TCCCTGTCCCTGTCCCTGTCCCTTGGTGAACGTGTCGTCTACGTCACGTTGAACGTCACGTTTATCGTGAGAAGCGTTATGTGCTGCACGTCGCTTCGCTTCTCGTGCCTCAGTTGCCGCCTTCGTGCGTGCACGTTGCGCCAGCTTTGCAGCCCACGATTCGTTGGCCTTGGCTGCGACGGTGGGGTGATACAGGCGGCCGTCATCACAGACGATCCAGCCCCGAAGGGCGCCCTTGCGGACCTTGGCCCACTCCTTCACCGCGCGGGCGTAGCCGCAGAGGCTCGCCAGTTCCTCGTCGTCGTCTGGCAGGCTTGCGGCGGGCACCTGGTGCCACGAAGCGCACCACAGCAGCACGGCGGCCCGGAACTCGTCGCCGGTGGCCTTGGCGGTCAGGCCGGAATCGCGCAAGCGCAGCACGTCGAGCGGCATGAACGCGAAGTCGCGCAGGTCGACCTCTTGGGGGACGAGTGGCGCCGTCATGCGGCCAGCTCAAGCGCGTCGAACAGCGACGGCATCGACACCTCGCGCTCGGCGGCCTTGAGGTAATGCACCTGGTCCATGAAGTACGCCGCGGACAACTCAGAACCGCCGCCGGTGCGGCCCTTCAGGATCGCCCGGTAGGGCACCGTGCCCAGGCCGCAGAACGGGTCATAGACGTGCTCGCCGGGGTTGCTGTAGCGCTCGATCAGGCGGTCGACGATGTCGAACTGCAGCGGACAGACGTGCTTCTCGACGTTGCGGTTGGCCTGGTTGCCGTTGAGCGTGCGCATGCGGTTGATGTCGTGCCACACGTCCGGGTGATGGCTGCCCGGCGCCAGGCTCATGAAGGTCGACGGCAAAGCGCCGCGCTGCTCAAGCTCTTCGCCGATGCGGATGTGGAAGTCGTAGTCGTAGACCTGCTGCAGGCTGTACTTGGTGAACAGGCTGGCCAGCTTGTCCGGCCCCAGGCCCGCCAGCTCGTCGGCTGTGATCTGGCGGTCGCCGCTGCTGCGCCAGAAGGCGTGCGCATCGACCTGCCAATGCGCCCGGGTGTAGTCGGCCTTGCTCTTGGCCACCGGCACATCGGCGTAGCCCTTGGCGCGGTCACTCTGAGGCTTGCGAAACAGCACCACGTATTCAGGCGAGCCAACGCCCATCTTGGTTCCGTCCTTGCACTGCTCAGACCAGCCCAGGCGGTAGGTCTGGTTGTTCTCCCTCACCACGTCGGTGACGATGGTGATCAGCCCCATGTAGTCAAAGCCGTGCTTGCGCCCGTGCATGATCGCTTCGCAGTGAAACGGGCTCACGGTCGGCGCACCGGCGCCAGTGACGTTGCCGAACAGGATGCGGTCCTTGACGTGGCAGGCATAGATCCGGCCAGGCTTGACGATGCGCAGCAGCTCGGGCGTCAGGTGGTCCATCTGCTCCCAGAAGTGATCGTTGTTCTCGGTGTGGCCGAAGTCGTTGTAGCTCGGGCTGTACTCGTAGTGATTGGCGAACGGGATCGACGTGACGATCAGGTCGACCGAGTTCTCGGGCTGCAGCTTGGCCTCTTCGACGCAGTCGTTGTTGGCCACCTCGAACAGGTCGCCCTTGACGGCGATGCGCTTGACGCCGATAGACCTGGCCAGCACCTCTTGCATGGCCAGTTGGTTCAGCCCGTATTGCTTGATGATCTGTGTCATGTTCTGCACCATCTCTTCGTGTTGCGTCCACTTGGCCTGTAGGGTGCGCAGCACCTCGCGTTCGGCCTCGCTGTAGACGATGTCGATCACCACCGGGTGCGGCTGCTGGAAGCGCTGCACGCGGTGGATGGCCTGTATGAAATCGTTGAACTTGAAGCCGATGCCGGCGAAGACCTCGCGGTGGCAGTGGCGCTGGAAGTTGCAGCCGCTGCCGGCAATCACCGGCTTGGTCGACAGCACTCGGTAACGGCCGGCGCCGAAGTCGACGATGCGGCGCTCGCGCTCTTCAAGATCTTGCGACCCCCACACGCTCACGGCATCGGGCAGGGCCGCCTGCAGGGCGTGGCGCTCGTTTTCGAGGTCGTGCCACACCACGAAGTGGTCGGCGCTGCCGTTGACGATCTCGGCCACCTTGGCAACCCGCGCCGGCAGGCTGTCGCGCTTCTCGCTCGCCGCGGCGCTCAGGCCCAGGGCGGGGTCTTGGAACATCAGCACCTGGCCATCGCGATCAGTTCCGGCCTTCGCGTAGTCGGTGGGCACCTCGTGGTACCGGACTTCGATGGGCGGCAAGTCGTAGCCCTCATCGCTGTAGCCCAGGTCGCTCGGGCGCTGCACGAATACCGCCCAGCTGCTGACCCACAACCAGAACTCCTGCTCCTTGTGCGGGTAGAGCGTCAGATTGCCGGCCTTCTCGCTGTCGCGCTGGAAGAACCGCGTCAGCGCCTGGCCGGTGTCCATGACGCCCAGGAAGCCGGCGTAGTGGATCAGCTCCTTGAACCGATTGGGGCTCGGCGTGGCCGTGTTGACCAGCTTGAACTTCACGCCATCGAACAGCGGCAGAAACTCCTGATAGGTCTTGCTGCCGAAGCTGCGCAGCACGCTGGCTTCGTCCAGGCTGACCGCGCCGAACAGCGCCGGGTCGAGCTTGCCGTCACGCACCGTCTCGTAGTTGGTGACGTAGAACAGGTGCCCGGCGGTCATCTCGCCGGCCGCGCGGATGAAGCGCAGTTCGACGCCCAGCATGGCCGCGTCGCGGATCAGCTCTTGCCGCACACCCAGCGGGCACACGATCAGGCCAGGCTGCGCAGTGGCGCGCACGATCTGGCGCAGCCACTCGCACTGCATCACGCTCTTGCCCAAGCCGAAGCTGGCGAAGATGGCGCGGTTGCCACCCAGCACGGCCCATCGCACGATGTCGCGCTGGTGCGGGAACAGGATCTCGTGGCAGGCCTCCGGCTGGATGTCGAAGCCCTTGAAGCTCGCCATCTTGATCTTGCGGCGCAGGAACTCGGTGTAATCAGTCATGATCGCCGCCCTCGCTGTCGGATGTATGGCATCGCACAGAGTGCGCAACCGAACCGACAAGCCCGGCTTGTGGGTCGGAAGATGGGGCGGGGCGATGTGTGCCGGCCATTGCTGCCTTGCAGCGCCAGCCGTTGGCCAGCTTGCCGCCGACCACATCGCCGCCGCGGCAGACATCGCCGACGCAGCAGCACTGCTCAGCGGGTGCGAGCCAGTCAGCCAGCAGCCGCACATCCATGCCCAACGTGAGCGCGTTGTGCCGCTCCAGGTTCGCGCCCTTGCTGGCCTCCCAGCCCGGCAGCAGGGCCACCGCCTCGCATGTGCACAGCGCCGGCAGGTCGACCTTCATGAAGCTGGCCCAGCTCTGGTCGTGCGCGCCGTGGCCGGCCAGCGTCGTCGGGTTGACGACATCGAAGCCCAGGCCTCGAAGCTGCAACTCGCCCGCCAGGAAGGCCGGCCTGTTCTCGTTCGGGATGCCGGTGCAGGGCCCGGCGATGTAGATGCGCAGCTTCTTGGGCTCGAACGCCGGCCCGATCTGGCGCCGGGTGCGCTCGTACTCGATCGCCTGGCGGAAGGTCACCCATCCCTCGACGCTGCCGGCGTCAGGGGCCACGCTGTCGTGCGACTCGTCGCCCATCATGTCCGGCTCCCGTAGCGCTGCACCAGGTCGCTGCGCAGCGCATCCAGCTCGCTGGAGTCGTTGCGACGGCGTGCCAGGCCGTCCTTGCACAGCGTGTTGTCGGTGATGGCGTCGATGGCATCGATGTCGTGCCGGACTGCGGCCTCGGCCAGGGCGCGCGCCACGAGCGGCGGGTAGAGCCGGCTCAGCGTGCTCTCGTCGATGTCGCTGGTGCGGTGCTGGCGCACGCTGACGACGGCGCGGTCAATGCAGCTGGATGTCAGCAAGCTCATGCGATGAGCCCTCCAAGGTAGCGACCCAGCGCCGCAGCGCCCAGGGCCAGGGTGAGGAAGAGCGCCACGCCGACGGCGAAGCGTGCGATGAAGGTGCGGCGCGGCATCACAGGCTCTCCGTATCGGGCCACTCGGTGCCGCGCGGCGCCTCATGTGCACCGCGATTCGCGTTGCCAGGCGTGCGTGTCGAGTTGCAAGCTCCGTACATGTGCCGCCGCAACACGAACCTGACCATTTCGGAAACCGTCCGCTCGTTGGCCATCGCCAGGCGCGACAGGTCGAGCAACTCGCCGTCCGTCAGCATCAGCTTGACCGGGTTGTTGTGTTTGGTGTCGGCGGGCATCACACAGCCTCGGGTTGCTGTTGCGGCTCACCGGCGACGGGCCCGGCCTGCAGACGCAGCACTGACCAAGCGATGTCGGGGCGCAGCTCCTCACACAACACGGGCTTTCCGCGTTCCCGGGTGGCCCGCTCAATGGCCGGGCAATGCTCGGCGGGGATGCGGCGACTCTCGTCAAGCCACTGATTCAGGGCCGACTTGGAGACGCCAAGCAGTGCAGCAAGCGCGGACTGACTGCCAACAGCCTTCGCAGCGCGTAAGAGGGGGTGTTCCATGCGGGCAAGTATAGAAACGCTGAACCTCGTTGGTCAAGCATTTCCGTACCCGCCGGTTAAGCGCATCTATGCGCTTGCCGGCATGGCAAATGACGGAAATCACACCGATGTGCAGCTGTTCACCAAAGCTGCCCGAGCCAGGATGGGGCTGCCAGCACACCCATCAACCCCGCCCGTGCGGGTTTTTTTGCGCCAGATGGTTCAGAAATGCTTGACTGGCTATGTTCAGTGCCTCTATACTTTCCCCAACGCAGCGCACATCGCGCTGCCAAACGGGGAACGAGATGAGCAAGACCAGCAAGCAAGAGTGGACCGCCGGCAGCACCGTGAAGGTGGGCTTCCTGACCCTGGTGGTGGTGGCCAAGATCGCCACGCCGGGCGACTTCATGCCCGACGCCTACATCTGCAAGAACACCACCGGAACGCAGCTCTACAAGCACGTTCCGTTCAACGGCGTCGAGAAGCTGTCCGTCGTTGAAGCGCAGGCGCTCATCGCTGCGCAGGAAGAAGCCGCCGCCCGCGCGACGTATCGCGCCCTGGCCAAGGCCAAGGCTGACGCTGCCACGGTCGCCGCGATCAACGCGCTGACCGCCTGAGCCACCCATCAACCCCTACCGGGAATGACCATGCAACCGAGTTACGGAGACTGGCTCTGCGCAGAGCGCGAGCGCGAGGAGGACCGCCTCGAAGACCTCATGCAGGATGAGGAACGGGCCGAAGACGGCGAGCAGGACGACGAAGCAGGCGAGGTGATGGCATGAGCGCCCGCATCCTGCAGCTGCACCGCGCGACGGTTGTCGACATCGACACAGTGATCATCGACCACGAGCCGCCATTGCTGCCCTACAACTGCGTCGTGGTGACTGGCGATGGCCAGCGCCTGAATTTCACGACCCTGGCCGAGAGCCTCGGCGCGGCCGAGCTGAACGCCCTGAGCAGTGCTCACCCGCACGGGGTGCGCTTCCTGGACGTGAAGCCCATCCCGGTGCTGCAGCTCGTCGATGCCGTGCCCGAGGGCAACGCGATGGACGCCTATCAGGCCGAGCAGCACGCCCAGCTCGACCGGCGCGTGCAGCTTGCCGCGCTGATCCCGGCCAGTGCTGTCGGCCTGGTGCTGGCTGTGGGGGTCGCCGTCGTGTCTGCGCTTGTCATGAGCGGAGCGCGTGCGTCGTGAGGCACCACACCGACTTCAGCGATCTGAGCGCCAGCGATTACCCGCTGGCCGGGCCGTTCCGCCGCCGCAGCAAGTCGCGCCGCCTGGCGCGCCTGGTGCGCCACTTCATCCGCTGGTTTCTGGGGACTCATCCGTGATCATTTACACCGCACAGCAAGGCTCGCCCGAGTGGCATGCAGCCCGCGCCGGCTGCATCACCGGCAGCATGTTTGCCACGGCGCGCGAGCGCCTGAAGACCGGCGCCAACAAGGGCCAGCCCAGCAGCGCAGCCCGTGACTACGCCTTTCGCCTGGCCATCGAGCGCATCAGCGGCATGCCGCTGGACGAGGGTTTCGAGACCTGGCAGATGCGCCGTGGCCACGAGCTGGAGCCCGAGGCGCGCGCCGCGCATGAGCTGCATGCCAGCGTGACAGTCGAGCCATGCGGCTTCGTGACCACCGACGACGGCCTGTTTGGCGCCAGCGCTGACGGGCTGATCGGCCACAACGGAGGCGCTGAGTACAAGTGCCTCGTGAGCCCGGAGCGCCTGCGCGAAACGCTCATCACCAACGACGTCAGCGACTTCATTGACCAGGTACAGGGCGGCATGTGGATCACCGGGCGCACCTGGTGGGACTTCTGCATCTACTGCCCGGCCCTGGCCAGCATCGGCCGCGCGCTGACCCGCTGGCGCGTGCCGCGCGATGACAACTACATCGAAGCCATGGAGCGCGACCTGGTCGAGTTCTCGCGCCTGGTGTCGACCTACGAGGCCGAGCTGCGCAAGCCGCTGCCGCTGGCCGCCTGAGTCCCCTCAATCACTCCCATCCATCGAGATACCCATGAGCAACTCCCTCCAGCAACTACCCGCCGTCGAGAAGCCGCGCGCATCCACCGCCGTGGCCACGCGCGCCGGCTTCTTCGATCTCGACAGCTTCGAGCTGATGCAGCGCGTTTCGAAGGCCTTCGCCTCGTCTGACCTCGTGCCGCAGGCCTACCGCGGCAATCTGGCCAACTGCATGATTGCCCTGGACATGGCCCAGCGCATCGGCGCCAACCCCCTGATGACCATGCAGAACCTGTACGTCGTGCACGGCACGCCGGGCTGGTCGAGCAAGTTCCTGATCGCCACGATCAACGCCAGCGGCAAGTTCAATTCGCTGCGCTACGAGTGGCGCGGCGAGCCCGGCGCACCAGAGTTCGGCTGCCGCGCCTGGGCGATCGAGCTGTCTACCGGCGAGCGACTCGACGGCATCTGGGTGACCTGGAAGATGGTCAAGGCAGAAGGCTGGGACAGCAAATCCGGCAGCAAGTGGAAGACCATGCCGGACCAGATGTTCGTGTACCGGGCCGCCGCGTTCTGGCAGCGCGCATACGCGCCCGAGCTGGCGATGGGCCTGCAGACGGTCGAAGACCTGCACGACGTCATCGACGTGACGCCGACGCCTGTTTCGGCGGCCAAGCCGAGCCGCGTGCACGTGCCAACGCCGCGACCTGGTACTGGATCACCGGCTGAGGCATCCGATGAAATCGACCTGGAAACCGGCGAGATCACGCAGCCGAAAAACGCCTCAAACGAGGCCGCAAAACCGGAAGCACCGCAATTCGACGCCGACGCCTTCTCTGTGCGCCTGGAGCAGTGCCAGGATGCCGACACGCTCGACGTGCTGGCCGACGAGATCCGCGGCTTGCCGACTGACGCCGACACCAAGGATGTGCTGACGGACATCTACCGCCGTCGGCGCGAAGAGCTGCAGCAGCGGCCCGCCGCCCAGGCCCAGCAGCAGCACACCGGCCGGCGCCAGCGTGCGCAGGCCTCGATGGAATAACGCACCCATTTCCTGGCGCGCGGGAAAGCAGGCTTTCACTCCCTGGGCCATCAACGCATTACCCGCCACCGGCGTGAGCCGGGCGCCTTCTTCTTCCATTTGCCGCCCACCACACCACCGCCATGAACGACCCGACCCGTTAGACCCTCGAAATGACCGCCGGCACCATCGGCCGCGACATCCTTGCCGCCCTGGTGCAAGAGGTCCGCCTGCTGCCCGACGTCTGGCCCAAGATCCCCAAGGCCAAGCAGGACGACGTGATCGAGCGCCTGCGCAAGCGCGTCGATGCCAACGTGCGCATGGCCGTGCACCTGATCGCCAGCGATGGCCGCGCCGTGGCCGATGCGACGCTCGAACAGGTCGTGTTCAAGCAAGGCATCAAGGCCGTGTTCACGCTCAGCGCCGACTGCCCGACGCGCCACCAGCTGGCCGACAGCGAAGGCAAGCTGTGCCTGATCGTCGTGGCCGACCCGAGCGCGCACCTGGGCGACATGGACAGCATCAAGGGCGAGTCCGACCAGCGCGCCATGGACCTGGGCACCGAGTACGACCCCAAGGGCGACGGCAAGGGCATGGACGACGACAGCGACGTGACCGACGTCGAGGTGAAGGCGCTGCCCGACACGCCGCTGCAGGCCGACCTGGACGCCGCCTACGAATACGGCCGCCAGGCTGCTGCCGCCGGCGAGCCCAAGGTCGTGCCGCCCGGCACGCGCATCGAGATCGCCGCGCGCTGGACGCAAGGCTGGTCCGACTGGCACGACGAGCACAACGCCGCCGATCCGTCCGCCGAGACCGGCATCGTCAGCGCCCCCAACGCCGAAGGCGCCCGCACGGTCCTGAAGTCGACTGCCGAGGCCTGACATGCGGCTCACCCACATCCGCGTCGACAACTTCCTGGGCGCCCGCGCCGTCGACGTGCA